TCGCGATCCCGGACCCCTACGAGCAGCCAGAGAAACCTCCCCGGGTTCATGACAAGCTGCTGTGGTTCGGCCACCGGACCAACTTGCGCGACTTGGCCCCATGGGTGGGCAAACTCAAGAACCTTGAGGTGGTCTCCAATTTCGAAGGCACGACCCAATGGAGCCCGCAGGAGATGGATCGCGCTTTTGATAGGGCCGGCTTGGTCGTGATCCCTACCGGTAAATCCATGGCGAAGTCCGCCAACAGGGCGATCGAATCCCTCCGCAGGGGCCTGTTCCCTGTGTGCGGATACCTCCCATCATACGGCGACCTCGGGGTTTATGTTGGCGATATTGGCGACGGCGTGAAATGGGCGCTGTCCCATCAGGACGAGGTTATCTCGCGCATCAAGCGCGCACAGGCATATATCCGTGGTGAGTATTCGCCAAAGAGGATCGGAGCGCTATGGAAAGCAGCCCTATTCGATTAGACTTGGGCTGTGGCGCGATTAAACGACCCGGTTTCATCGGAGTTGATTTCGCCGACAACTGGACGAGCATCCCGCCCGACGTGGTAGCGGATGTGACCGGCCCGCTCCCATTCCCAGACGACTACGCCGACGAGGTACACGCATACCACGTCTTCGAGCACATCCTGCGCTGGCGGGTAGACGAAGTGCTCCAAGAGTGGATTCGGGTGCTTAAGCCGGGCGGCCTTTTGGTGCTGGAAATGCCGTGTCTGGACAAGGTTCTAGACGCATTCATCTGGTACTCGCAGAAGCAGAAGCCCGCTCCGCTGCACCTGACGATGTGGGGCCTATTCGGTGACCCTCGGTACAAGAACGAGGCAATGCTGCACCGATGGTGCTATTCGGCCGCAGAACTGCGCGACCTCCTGATATATGCCGGGCAAGTCGAGATAGTCGAAGCAGAGGCGCAGACGCACCAGCCCGTGCGTGACATGAGGTTTGAAAGCAGGAAGCCACCGCGATGACGATCACGACATACGCCGAACTGAAGTCAACAATCGCCGACTTTGCGAATCGGAATGACATGACGTCGCCGATTGAGACGTTTATCGATCAGGCCGAGTCGGAAATGCAGGTTCGCGTAAAGGAGATCGAGTTCGAGACGCGCTCGACGGTCACTGTGACGGCTGGAGTTGCAACGCTGCCCACAGGCTGGCTATCGGCGCGCTCCGTGATCTGGAATGGCGACACCGCCCGCCGTCTGTCCTACGTGCCTCCGGACAAGCTGGAGCTGGTCAACGCCAGCAGCCCGTCATTCGTGAACTACTACACCATCGTCGGCGCGCAACTGCGGTTTGCTGACGACGGCGACGGCTCGGTGATCGCCACCTACAACGCCAAGTTCACGCCGCTCTCCGACTCCAACACCTCGAATTCGATCCTGGCCGAGTTCCCGTCGGCCTACCTGTACGGTGCGCTGAAACACGCCGCGGTGTACCTCAAGGACTTCGAGGCAGCACGCAACTACGAGGCGCTGTTTGACCAGCAGATGGCGCTTGTGATCGCCAACGACGCCGAGCGCAAGTATGCCGGGGCGGCGCTTCAGGTGAGGCCGGCGTGATCGAGCTTCTCGGCTTCTCGCCCGATCTTGATCCGACGACGCCGGGGGTCATCACCGACTGCACCCAACTTGTGCCGTCAGACAAGGGCATGGCGTCGGCGCCTTCTCCGGTCGATCCTGGGTCAGACGTGCTCGTGGCCGACTGTCGCGGGGCTGCAGTGCTCCAGAACACCGCCGGCACGAGGCGCACCATTGCCGGCACGCAATCGAAGCTGTACGAGCTGTCGGGCACGTCCTGGACGGACGTTTCCACCGGCACCTATACCGGCTCGGGCGAGAACCGCTGGAGCTTTGCCCAGTTCGGCGATGTGGCGCTGGCATCTAACGATGTCGTCGCTCTCCAGTCGTCCACCTCCGGCACCTTCGCGACCATCGCGGGCTCGCCCAAGGCGCGGATGATCGTTGCGGCCAAAGACTTCGTACTGGCCTTCGATACCAACGACGCTGGCTTTGGTGACTCCCCAGACCGTTGGTGGTGCAGCGCCTACCAGGATGCGTCGAGCTGGACGATCAACGCTTCGGTGCAGGCCACCTCTGGCCGCCTGATCGGCTCTGGCGGTGCCATCACCGCAGCCATCCGGTTCGGCCAGCAGGTTATCGCCTTCAAGCGTTCCGACATGTTCGTCGGCTCCTATGTCGGGCCGCCGCCGGTCTGGCAGTGGGACCAGGTTCCTGGCGATGTCGGCTGCATTGGCCCTGAGGCGGTGTGCGACATCGGTGGGCGAATCGTGTTCGTTGGCGATGACGATATCTGGCTGTACGACGGTACTCGGCCTATGCCTATCGCATCGGCGCTCCGACAGTGGTTCTTTAACGACTCGAGCGCGACGTACCGCTATCGGACCATCGTCACCCACGACAAGCAGAACGGCAGGGTGTGGTTCTTCTACCCGTCTGCAGCCAGCACTACGGGCCAGCCAGACTCGGCTGTTGTCTGGCATCGCCGCAATGGCCGCTGGGGAAGGGCGAACCGCACCATCGAAGCGGCTTTCCAGTACGTCACGCCGGGCCTGACCTGGGACACGCTCAACACGCTTTCCAGCACATGGGACGCACTGCCGGATATCCCTTGGGACTCTCAGTCGTGGCAAGCCGGAGGCCGGGCGCTGGCGGTCTTCGACAGTACTCACGACATCAAAACGCTATCCGGGGTGGGTGCTGACAGCACGGTGACGCTTGGCGACTACGGCGAGGACTACCGGGATACGTTCGTCCGTAGCGTGAAGCTCCGATACATCACCGAGCCCACTACCGGGTCTGTGCAGGGCTACACCAAGCAGGGGCCGGGGAAGACGCTCACGGTAGCGGACACCGGCACGTTGAGCGATAGCAAGTACGACATCCGCCAGACCGGGCGCTTCCACCGCTTCGCTTTCAGCCACACCGGGAACACCGAGTTCAACGGCTTCGTCATGGACGCCCTGCCGACTGGGCGGCGCTGATGGCGACCAAGCTCGACGAGAACCAGCAGTTCAGCGATCAGACGCTGATCCAGACCCTCTACGCCTACGCCAAGCGCGTGGCCCAGAAGGTCAATCGGATGTCCGGGGCCGAGTTCACTGCCACCTACGACCCCGGAAACCTCGCGGATGGGGCCGGCACGACCACCACGGTATCGGCGCCCGGCTCCAAGTTGGGTGATTATGTGCAGGCGACATTTTCGCTAGATACCCAAGGGATACTGGTTTTCGGGTGGGTATCGGCGGCAGGTACTGTATCCGTCAGGTTCCAGAATGAATCTGGCGGGGCCATTGATTTGGCGAGCGGCACGCTTAAGGTTAAAGTCTCGCCAGAATGAAACTGTTTACGGTGCCACCCTCACATATATGTATCGCATGGAGGGATGGTGCTGATAAACTATCGCAAGCGACGGCTCGCGCATCGCGCGAGATAACCGCAGATCAGTTGAAATTGCTCCTGCTCAGGGGCGAGAGAACGCTAATCGGTATAGCTGACGACAGCGACATACCGAGGGCGTGGGCGGCGGTCCAAATCCAGACCCTGCCGAACATCCGTGTTTTGTACGTGTATGCCATGGTTGGCCCTGGCTTTGCCGGCGCAGAGAGTTTTGAACTCCTGCGGCAGTACGCAAAGCAAAACGGCTGCGAAACCATCCGAGGCTCGTCGATAGATTCGATTGGTCGCCTCTGGCAGCGCAGATTCGGAGCCCAAAAGCTGTACAGCGTGTACGAAATGGAAGTGAACTAAACATGGCAGGCGGCAGCAGCGAGTCAACGACCAGTGGACCTCCGGATTGGGCTGTCCCGCATTTTCAACAGTTCCTTCAGCGTGGTCAGCAAGTTGCTGATATGCCGTATCAGCCCTACGGAGGGCAAACGGTGGCACAACTCAACAACTACCAGACGCAAGCGCTGGATGCCACGGCACAGCGCGCCATCTACGGCTCTCCGGTCAACAACGCCGCTTCGGGTGAACTCACCAAGACACTGAGCGGGGGTTATCTCAACAACAACCCCTACATGGACGCCCTCGTCAACCAGGCGCAGGGCGACGTGATCCGCAACTACCAAGACGCGATCCTTCCGAGCATCGATGCCTTGGACGCGCGCTCTGGCAGCTTCGGCAACAGTGGGGTTCAAAACGTCCTTGGTCAGAGCCGATACCAACTCGGACAGACGCTGGGTGACATCTCCACGAACCTGCGCGGCGCCGACTACGCAGCAGAGCGCAACCGCATGCAAGGCGCTGTCGGGATGGCGCCGACGATTGCCAATCAGGACTACGTTGACGCCAACGCATTGCTCCAGGCCGGTGGCGCCTACCAGGGGCAGGAGCAACGCAACCTTGGCGACGCCTACGCGCGATTCACTGAGGCCCGCGACTACCCGAAGCAGCAACTGGCGACGCTGGGCTCAACGCTCGGCATGAACTACGGATCGCAAATGACCGGGCCTGGACCGAATAAGGGTGCCGGAGCGCTTGGTGGCGCACTCGGTGGGGCGCAACTGGGCGCCATGTTCGGCGGCCCGTATGGGGCGGCCATCGGTGCCGGTGGCGGTGCTCTGATGGGGGGCAAGTAATGGCTGGCGGTGGCGATCTCACCAGCGCAGTGCAAGACCCACGGCGCTCCATCCAGCCGGTCGGCCGTCAGCAGGCGATGAGTGCGCCTTCTGCTGTTCCGATGAGGACTGGCCTGCCGAACAGTGGGTTGGCCCGCTTCGGGGCGAACTTCTCTCCGTACCAGATGCCGGCGTACACCCCGCCGATCTTCCAGCCTCAGGCGCTGGCCCCGCTGCGCCAATTCGGTAGCCCGCTCGCACAGCCTGGAATCGGTCGGTATGGGGATGTCGGCGGCTCTGGTGTTGCCTCGGGCGACAGCATGGGCGGATTCGGTCCTTCGGCAGGTATGGGGATGACTGCGAGCGATGGCCTCGGCGGCGCCGGAAGCGTTGGCGGCATGGGCATCGGCGACGGCATCGGCATGGGGATCGGCGAGTCCATGGGGATGAGTGGCGGCTCCGGCATGAGCGGCGCAGGAGGTCTTGGTGCCGGTATGGGCGTTGGTGAGTCGATGGGCATGTCTGGTGGGACAGGCATGAGCGGTACTGGCGGTATCGGCGAAGGCATCGGTGATGGTGGCGGCGGTGGTGGAGGCGGGAAGTAATGGCCGGCATCCTTGAACTCCTCGGCGCAAGCACCGGCGATGCTGGCAAGGACGCCGCCATCAACAACGGCATCCTCCAGGCGGGACTGAGCCTGTTGCAGTCGCGCGGCCGTCTTGGTCCTGCGCTGGGTCAAGCTGGCATGGCTGGGCTTCAAGGCTTCCAGCAGGCGCAGCAGCACACCTTCCAGCAGCAGTTGCAGCAGTCGCAACTGGAGGAGTTGAAGCGTCGGCAGGCCATGCAGCAACTTCCGGCACAGTTTGCGCGGACTCCCGCCCAGACGGCGCTAGCAAATGGCGGTGGGCCTACCGTCGCGAATGCCAGGGTCGCGGAGTCCGCGCAGCCGTCGTTCGACTATCAAGGCTATGCCAATTCACTGGCGCAATACGACCCGGTAGCAGCGCTTCAACTCAAGGAATCGTTGAAGCCGAAGGAGAAGGCTCCGATCAAGTTGGGCGCTGGCGACACGCTGGTTGATCCGGCGACGTTCAAGCCGATTGCGAGCGCTCCCGAGAAGGAGCCGGAGCAACTGCGGACGCTGGGCATCATCTACGGCAAGGGGTCGCCGCAGTATCAGAAGGCGGCAGAGGCGCTCGCCACGAAGATGACGACGCACCAGCCGGCTACGCAGGTCAGCGTCAACACCGGGCAGAAGGGCTTCGACAACACGCTGAAGCTGCGCGGAGATTTCCGCTCCGAGCCGATCTACAAGGCGCACGCAGAGGTTGCCTCTGCTCATGCGCAGATCAAGCAATCGCTGAAGCAGGGCACGCCTGCCGGTGACATGGCCGGCGCCACCAAGATCATGAAGATTCTCGACCCGGGCTCCGTGGTTCGAGAGTCCGAACTTGGGATGGCAATGGCCGCCACAGGTTTGCTGGACCGGGTGACGAACTACGCCAATATGGTCGTCACCGGTCAAAAGCTCACGCCTCGTCAGCGGCAAGAGTTCCAGGCGCTGGCCGACGCCCTCTACGCCGAAAGCGAGAAGACCTACAACGCCAAGCGCGGCGAGTATCAGGGCATTGCCGAGCGGAACCAACTCAACGTCATGGACGTGTTGGGGCCGGAGAGTCGGCCAGCTGCCGCGCCGGCGCCTGTGCCTGGCCTTCCTCCGGTTGACGCCATCGAAGCGGAGTTGCGGCGCAGAGGGGGTCGCTAAGTGGACCTCTCGAAGCTCTCCACCGAAGACCTCCAGGCACTCAAGGCCGGCGACTTGTCGAAGGTCTCCACAGAGGGCCTTCAGATGCTTCGCAGTGAAGTCTATGGCGGCCCCAAAAAGAGGGAGTTGGCCGAAGACCCCGGTTTCGCCAAGTCGGCGCTGATCGGCGCCGGCAAGACCTTTGACAGCATCCTTGACGGCATCACCCAGATGTACCTTGGTGCCCGTGGTGAGAATGCCGCGCTGGGGGGGCTGAAGCAGAACGTCCAGGATAAGGCGGAGCAGTACGCCCCTCTTGCTGAAGCGCGCCCGTGGGCGACCGGCATTGGAGAGGCTCTTCCGGCGATGGCTATCCCTGCTGGCGGGTCTGCCACCCTGCTCGGAAACGCCCTCCGAATGGGCGTTGCTGGTGCTGCTCCGGGCGCCCTTGAATACGGCACGCTCCGTGAGCGGGCAGGGCGCGCGGCCCTGGGTGGTGTGGCCGGCGCATCAATCCCGGTGTTGGGTGCCGGGCTCAGGTCTGCCAAGTCGTTCGTAGAACCGCTCTATGCCAAGGGGCGGGCGACGATTGCCGGGCGAACGATGAAGGCTGCTGCTGGCGATGCGGCGCCCGATGTCATTGCCCGCCTGAAGACGGCCGGCGAGCTCGTGCCTGGCTCGGCTCCGACTGCTGCCCAGGTCGCGGAAAGCGGTGGCATTGCTGCTCTCGAGCGCTCGGCGGCAGCGGCCAGCCCAGAGGCGTACACGCAGAGGGCGATGGAGCAAGCCTCCGCTCGTATGACGGCGTTGCGCGGCCTGGCTGGCGACGAGACCAAGATGAAGGCTGCAGAGAGGGCGCGCGATGCCGCTAAGGATGTCCTCTACGGTCAGGCTGATACCGCAGTCGCGCCAATCGACAACTTCTTCAACGGTCTCATGGCGCGCCCGCAGTTCGCGGCGGCGGTTGGGCGTGCGGAGGAATTGGCGAGGAACAAGGGGCTCAACGACATCTTCTTCCGTGACAGCGGGGGGCGGCCGGTTGCCCTGATTGGTGAGGGGGCGCACTTCATCAAGAAGGCGCTAGACGAGGCTGGCGAGTACGGGGCCACGAGTTACACGGGCAAGCAGGGCGCGCAGGCCGCGAGCGGCACGAACGAACTGTTCCAATCGTGGCTCGAGAAGAGCATCCCTGAGTATTCGCAGGCCAAGACCGCCTTCGCTTCCGCGTCTCGTCCCATCAATCAGATGCAGGTTGGGCAGGATCTGCTCGAGAAACTCGCTCCGGCACTGAGTGACTACGGGGCACTTGGTAGGGAGACAGGTGCCACCTTCGCCCGCGCACTGCGCAATGCGGACCAGACGGCGCAGAAGGCCACCGGCTTGTCTGGAGCAACGCTCGGAAGCGTGCTAGAGCCGAATCAAATGCAGATGCTCGAAGGCATCGCCAGGGACATTGCGCGCAAGACAAATGCCCAAGATCTGGGGCGCGGTGTCGGCTCTGACACGTTCCAGAAGTTGTCGATGGCGAACATCGCCGAGCGCTCCGGCATGCCGCGTGCGGTTGGGGCAGCGCTTGATCTGCCAGGCGTATCGCGGGCTACGGCGTGGATCTATCGCGATGCCGACGAAAAGATGAAGCGTCAGCTTTCCGAGGCGCTGCTTGACCCGCGCAAGGCGGCGGCGCTCATGGAGTCGGCGGATGCCAAGACGTTCCTGAAAGATCACCCGAAAGTGCGCGCACTACTTGCGCAATCCGTCATGCGAAGCGGCCTTCTGGCGGCGCCAGCGGCTGCGGGCCTTGTTAACCAATGATGTCAACCAGTTCTCCAGGACTTTTACGCCCAACCAGAACAGCGGCCCGACAACGCCAACGATCAATGCGGTAGCTACGAACTTTTCCAAGAGCACTCCATGCCAGTCCCGGCCTCAATCAACGATCTCTCTACAACTGTAGCGAGCAATAGCCCGTCCGGGAGCGAGACCCCAACAGACGGGGATAACTACCTGCGCACGTTCGCATCCTTTATCGCCCTTTTGAGGGACATGCTGAACGGGACGACGGTGGCAGCACTGAAAGATGCGTCTACCGTCAACAGTATAGAGATCGGGTATCGGGTCATTCCCAGAGTCGCGACCGCAACGACATCGGCGATTGGTGATCGCGGCAAATGCAACGCCATCTCGGCTGGGATCA